AGGAGCTACATCAACGAATACAAGTAAGCCTACAAAAGTAAATGCAACGAATGGTCTGACACAAGCGTTAAGAGTCTTGACCCATTGTGATGCACCTTCTACAAGCTTAGTGTCATGTGCATATAATGCTTCACGTTCTTGAGCGTACGTTTCTGCGTACGTTCCTTCTAATTCAATAGCAGCAATCTTCTCTTGAGATACAAAACCTTTCTCTGCCATACGCATAGCTTGTTCGTTCTGTAACTTAGCCATCTCACGTTCATGTGCTTGGTCACCTTTTTGCTGAAAAAATCCGAGCAGACTTGGTAGCCCACTGGTAGCAAAGCCTAAGATACCACTGATAATACTAAACATTTAAAACTCCTCTTTGTTAAATCCGTATAGGTCACAGATGATATTAACATATTTGTTAAACTTCTTTTCGTGTGCATCGAAGTCATTGTGTCCATGATACCAAAGCATACAATGGATCATCTCATGCATAAGTGTTTCAGATATCTTTAGGTATGTATCATTAGAGATATCTATTTGTATTCTAGTAGGCTCTGTAAGAAAGTATCCAAGCACTTCACCTTTAGTATTGATGGTACTAAAATTAACCTTGTGCGGTGCTGGCATCTTGTAGCCATTGAATGGAGGTAGCCCAACAAAACAAGCATACATCTTACGCAAGTTTTGTTTGGTAAGTAGCTTCATTACTTGGCCAATGGATTGATTGTTGATTTGCGTAATGCTTTCATCTCCTCACGCACTGCGCTCAGAGATACATCAATCTCTCTTTGTGATCCTTTAATGATGGCTGCTGTTTCTTTAGATGTAGCAAAGGCTTCTGATGCTTTCTCATAAGCTCTGTTGTTAGACATAGCTAATTCAATCATACGATTGTCAGCAGCTTTAACTCTATCTTCTACTAATGTAATGCGTGTTTCAACATTACTCATCTTCTTTACTTCTTCAATTGTCGAAGTCAAATCGTTGAATAGGGTTATCCCGTAGTAGACTGCTCCACTGGTAGGAACTAGCACTGATAAGATTATCCCCAAGATCATCTGCGAGGATAAGTTTAAGGTATACTTCTTGTTCTCTTGCGTAGTCATTCTCTTGCTCCATGTTGATTGCTTCTATGATCTGTTGGTTCTGTATCGTGTATGCTTGTGTTAGCATTTGCATACTCATAACAATCCCAAACCCAGGCACGAGTTCCTTTGATTTCGGAAGCTCTTGTTTTGGGTCTAGCTTCGCTTCTGTACTTGCGGTTGTTCTCGATGCGGGCTGTGATTCTTGTCTGCTTTCTGTCTTGACTTCTGTTTTGGTTTCTTGACGCACCGAAGTAGTCACCTCTGGCATCTGAGTCTGCGCAAAATCCATTGGCACAATTACAGGTTCTATTGGTATGACTGGTGCATTGATGGGATTCAATGGACTTGTCACACTGAGTGGACTTGTCGGACTGATTGGATTCGTTGGATTGTCCATCGACTTGACACAACTGTTGGTAACTTGAATCCAAGAACCAAACGCTGGAGTCGAGTATGGATCTGAGCATGTCGAAGTTCTTTGCTCTAGTATTGATCCAGTGTATCCAGCTTCGCATGCTAGTGTCCTTTGTTCTGTAGTTTCAAAACAAGTTGGCGGATCTTGTGTGCAATTATCTGACGTAGTTGTCCAAGAAGTCCAAGTGCTTGAGCTACAAGCATAGGAACGACTCTGATTAACCACGCCACTATAGTGTGGTAGAGGGCAACTAAGCGATTGATACTCCACTGTATCTGTGCAGACTGGCTGAATGTATGGAGCGCAGATAGGATCATCTGGCCTATACGGACACCATGCTGTAGCAAGCGCTGTAGCATCGTCAATGCCATGGCACTGTAAGTTACTAACCCAGCCTTGAGCTGTTGGAACATATGTGCAATACCATGCATAGAGTGGGTTACTCCACAGGAGTATTAGGAATAAGAGGGAGCGTATAGGTAGAACCATATAGTTTCTCAAATCGTTTTGGATCTCTCTCATGCCATGCACGTTTAGCTGTATAACCTAGTGAGCCACCAATAGGGCAAGGTGAGCCAGACATTTCCATAGCTTCCCAAACACGATTGTCTTGACACAATACTGATACTGCTGCTACCTTTAAACCTAAGTCGTTAAGTGTCTTAGCTAGTTTAATACGCTCACAGTTTTCATCTGTGATAGTAGCACCACCACTGATAGAGAACATGCCTGTGTTAGCACCACCAGATACACCAGACTTACACATGTCATTAGAGAAGCCAGACATGGATGGGGCCATAGCACTTGGCACTGGCATCCCTTTGTTGTTGATCGTTGTTGTATCAGCATGAGCATAACTTTGACTAAGCAAGAATACAATAACGAAGCCAGCTGTAGCAAGAAGGATCTGCTCTAAGCGTTTAAGTCTAGCATTGATTTGCTCATAACGAATAGCACAGACTTCTTCGTGTGTGCTAAGTCTTGATTCTACGTCATGCTTAACCATGTTATTCCTCCGCTGGTTCTGGCGTGTTGCCTTCTTCAAGCCATTTTAGGTAGGCTTGGTAGTCTGTGTTAGCTGGGTCAAATGGGATAAATGCGTTGTCTGATAATCTTTGAATACCAGTATCTTTGACAATGTTTTGTAGGTCTTTAAATAGTTTATACATTATAGCTCCGATGTACTAGTCCAAGTAACTTCGCCATGACCGTTTGTTCCTGCTGCGTTATAAACCATAGCCATATCTAGATTGATTCCATATGATGTAGCCGCTCCTCCTACAACAACAGTATAAACCATTGTTGGTGTAGCTCTTTTAGTCTGTTTAAAATTAACGGTCATCATAGCAGTTCCGTCTGTAGTTCTGCCGCCAGCCCAACTTCTGCCAGTTTCATAATACCTCTGACAATTAGCCAATTCCTGATTATAAAGTCTGCGTTCAAACGGTGTTGCTGTTGAGCCTACTTCTAGTTGGACACCTGTTACATACCATGTTGCTGCGTTAGTATTTAATATTTGTGTTTGTCCTGTTGCACCTTCATAATCACCAGCCAACCAAGCGTTAGTAGAAGATGTTGAATAAGTTGAACCCATAGCAATTGAAAATCTAACAATAAATCCAACTCCATTAGTTGTAAGCCATGTGCCAGATGTATCACCAGCAATAGTTACAGTTTTTTGTTCCCATGTGTTAGCTGCTGAAATAGTGTAAGTATAAACATAAGAACGACTGTTTCCAGCATTACTTATAGACCCACCAAATGTTCCTGTTAAAGAACTTCTAACCCAAAATGAAATAGTAATAGGTTTAGCATTTGCAGTTCCCCATCCTAAATCAGCTACATTAAGACCTTCAATTATTTGAAGCAGAGTCATATAATCACCAGAAGCTGTAGATGTTGCTGCTGATGAAGTAAGCAATATTGAGTTATTAAATCCAGTTGGTGCTGTGGTTGATTGCTGTATTGTTGCTTTTGATGTATAGCCAGTGCTAACTTTAAATCTATCAGCCCCATAAATTTCATTATTAGCAGTAACACTAGCACCAGCATTTCTCTGGTCGATCCTCATGTCACCATTGATGATGCGGTTCTTTAATCCAAAGGGGGATGCAGCAGCTCCTTGTAGAGATGCGTCGTTAAACGTGACTCCATTTGAGCCATCAAGTGTCATTGCCATTATGCTATTCCTTCAGGTTTATTAGGAAAATTAACTGTATTAGGAAAGCCAGCTTGTTGTGGCACATCTAATAATGCTTGTCTATAGTTAGCCCAAGTTGTTTGTTGTTCTGTAGAGAATGATGCCCAGCGTAATGGGTTACCCACAATGCTGTCTACTTTTTGTAATAAAGCATCTCTTTGTCCTCTTGCTTGTGCTGCTAATTCTTCTGTTGTTGGCGGTATCCATTCAGCTATTGCACCAAATTCACCAGCTATTGCTCTTGCGTATATATCACGACCATGTTCTTCTGTGTCATTAGGTGTAGCATGGAATGGAATGTCTTGTCCTATTTCTTCAAAATTAACTGTTAAGTTAATAGATGTATGAGCTTCGTCTACCCATTTAGGATTACTTGCATATTTTAAATTTAGTTTCATTATATTTTCCTATTAAGCTATTCTTAACCAAACACCTATAGCACCACTACCACTATAGTTACCTTTATTCATAGCTTTCCATGTTCCGCTTAATGTTGTAGCATTTACTGTATTTGTAAAGGCATT